AATGAACATGGCAATCTGTATTCACTTGTAATGAAAACAAAAAAATTGTCATTTCCAAAAGCATTAAGATATGTCGCAGAAACTCTTGGCCTTGAAAAAAGCCAGTTTAGTCAAAAAATTAGGTATCCATTTGGCGGATTTTATAAAGGTCTAATGAAGGAAATTCAAGAACCAGAATATTCAATGACTACATATGATGAATCTATTCTTGATGAGTACGCTAATAAATTTAATCTGATGTTCTTTAAAGATGGAATTAATTTTCAGACGCAAAAGCATTTCAATGTAGGATTTGATTTGGAGTCATTAAGAATTACCGTTCCTGAGTACACTTTAGATGGTAAGCTATGTGGGATCATGGGAAGGTTGAATGATAGTAGGTGTTCAAAAGATGAACGCTGGTTGCCAATCATTCCATGCTCCCGCAGCCTTACCCTTTATGGATACCATCACAACTATGAATCCATCCAGCAAAAGAATATTGTTGTTGTAGGTGAATCAGAAAAATTTGTACAGCAGCTTCATTCTATGGGCAGCTATGTAGGATTGGCTACTTGTGGATGCGATGTAAGCGATATTCAAGCAAAACATTTAAAAGCCCTGATGACTTCAAAAATTATTCTGGCCTATGATGAGGGCTTAGAAGAAGAACAGATAAGATTACAGGCTCAAAAATTGCTTTTAGATAATGCAGTATTTCATAATCATGTTGGTTACGTGTTCGATAGAGAGAATTTGATCTTGCCCAAGGGAAGTAAAGCAAGCCCATCTGATTTAGGGAAGGGAGCATTTACCGAACTTATTAAGAACTATGTTGTATGGTTATAACTACTTAATCAATAAAAGAGAGGTATATTATGGCGAAACGAGATAAAGACCCACGACTTCAAGCATTGTTTGATGCTAATAAGAATGTATATAGCATTTCAAAATGTAATACAATCGAGGAATGTTTATATGAAACATTTAGATCATATATCAAACATGACAAAGGTACAAATGGAATCTATGGTGTATTGGGAACCAAAATTCACGATAAACTGGAGGAAATTATTAAAGGGGAGGCAACAGTAGATGAATTGCCTGAAACTTTAAATCAAGAATTGTTGGATTTAGATTTGATTGGGTTAGAGTTCCCCAAGGACTTTAAGGGTAACGATACTATTCGTAATAATTGGATTGCTGATATGAAGCATTTTTGTCAGACGTTCCAGCCTCCAAAGGGTGTATTTAAGACTGAGGAATTAGTTATCTATCCGCTTTCAGATGATCGTTATGTACAGGGCTATATTGACTTGATTCGTGAAAATTCGGATGGAACAATTTCGATTTATGATTGGAAAACATCTACTGACTTTAAGGCCGCTGAACTGGTACATCATGGACGGCAGCTTGTATTCTATGCTCTGGCAAAAGAAGCTGAAGGATTCAAAGTTCGTGACGTATCATGGATTATGTTGAAATACTGTGAAGTCAGCTTTATGGGTAAGAAGCGTTCCAATTCTAAAAATAAAACTGAAATTGTTAAAGTTCTGAACCGTGGCAAATTGGTTTATGAACTCAAGGATCATATTCAGTGTGATCTTGAGGAACTTGGATATGATGAACTTGATATTGAGATCATGTACAAGAATGCTTTGCAAGCAAATTCTTTGGATGTGCTGCCGCTGGAAGTACGTGAGCGGTATACGATCAAGCCTTATGTGCGCCAGTATAGTATTACCGATGAACTGCGGCAGGAAACGATTGACTATCTAAACCGTATGGCTGATTTGTTTGAATCTCTGGATCAAGACGATGAGAGTCAATGGCCTCCCCGTCAGTTTACACGGATTAATGGAAATGGTAATGAGGTTGAGGATACATTCTTTTGTAATAACTTGTGCAATTTCCGTAATACGTGTGTTCATGTTAAGCGGTTTAATGACCAATGGGCTTTACGAAAACTGGATAAGGATGAGGATGCTAATTTGTTTTAATAAGGAAATGGTAAAGAAATATGAAACTTGTAAATGCAAAACTATATGAGGAACAAATCAAACGTAAAATGTGGGAGATTTGGTATGATGAAAAATACCAATATTATTTCGGTGGTAGCTGGCGCAACGATTTTTCTCTCGCAGACAATAACGGTGACTACCAGAAACGTGCATTTGCTGTACTAAATAAAGACGTTGAATTGATTGGTTATATCAGCTATTCAGTTGATAATGAGTTGCGTATTGCGCAATGGTTTGGCGCAATTAATTTCAGTAATGATAAATTCACATTTGGCAAAGCACTTCGACAGGTTATTACAGATTGTTTTCTTAAATTCGGCATGGAAGTTGTTGAATGGAATGTAATTTGTGGTAATCCCATTGAATCAAGTTATGACAAAATGTGTGAAAAGCTGGGTGGTCATATTGTTGGAATTAGACACCGTAGGGCTTTAGATTTGGCTGGCAATGTACATGATGATAAAACCTATGAAATACTTCGTGAAGATTTTTTGAAAGCACTAAAAGGTTGACTTATGAAATGTTCTTATTGTGAAGTTGATACTAATGATTTTGTTCAGATGAATCAAACTGTTGGATATAGTGGCATTGAAATTGCTATAAATAGGCAAGGAATGTTAAGAGCAAGAATATTTGATACTTATAACAATTTAATTAGCCAAGATATTGTAGAAATACATCATTGCCCGTTATGTGGAAAACGATTTATGAAAGGTTAATTTTATGAGGTATAAATTTTGGTTTAAAGTTGATATTCCCGATAATAAAGCATCTGATGAAGTTCTTCAAAAGCTGTTTCAAGATGTAGCTAATGCTATTCAACCAGTCTGTTCATTTGATGATGAGGATTGGGATTTTGGTGTAGATCATGAATAGCTTTCAAAAATTAGCTTGGTGGTGATAAAGTGCGACTAATTATTGCTGGAGGGAGAGATTTTAACAATTATAGTTTGTTAAAAGAAACTGTAAATAAGTTTTTGACAGATTATAATGATGAACCTTGCATTATTTGTGGCAAAGCAAAAGGTGCAGACACACTCGGAGAAAGATTTGCAAAAGAGCAAGGTTATAAAATCAAGTATTTTCCTGCTGATTGGAATACGTATGGTAAATCTGCTGGATTCGTTCGCAATATAGAAATGGCTGAAAACGCAACTGCCTTGATTGCATTTTGGGATGGAAAAAGTTCTGGAACAAAGCACATGATTGAAACAGCTAAAAAATATAATTTAAAAATTTTGATACAGAGGTATTAATATGTGGTTATATAGAAAAATTCTTATGTCTGATTGGGAGTGGCTTCAACGAGCAACTACTATTGAAAATGATGGGTTTTATATTCGATACAAAGTGTTTGGAATTACAGTTGCGAAACATGAGGCGGTGAGATATTAATTTGTTTGGTAAATATAAAGTTGCACATTTGCTTGGGATTACAAGAGAACACGAGCACAATTTCGCAAGGTTGAAATTGAATTAACAAAACAAGGTTACATATGTTTTGCTCCAGCAATATATTGCTTTGAAACATATAAACAGCATCCAGAGTTGTTAGACGATATGTGTTATGAGAAGCTGTTAGTTTGTGATTTTTGCGTTGTTGTAACACCTGAACATATTGGCAAATCTACATCAAATCGTATTCGTCAAGCTATTTCTATGAACAAACCTGTTTATGTATGAGAAAATGATGGTTTAAATGGAATTATTAAAGGTGAAAAAGATTTAAACAGATATACAAATTATAAGGGAGGGTAAATTATGCCCGGAGATTGGACACTTGGTTTGGATTGGCCTACGTGTAGTATTGATCATCAAAAATGTCCAAGTTATTTTTCAAGATGTGATTTATGCGAAAAGAACAAGAATTTAGAAAGTGATAAAGATAAAGAAGGGAATGAGTAAATGCAAAATTATCATAGACATACATCATATAGCAATATTTACATTGCCGATTCTGCTGCTGTTAATGAGGACTATGCTAAACGTGCGGTGGAGTTAGGTCACAAAGTTATTTCCAGCGTAGAACATGGTTGGCAGGGATATTATTTTGAAACATTTGAATTGGCAAAAAAGTATGACTTAAAATTCATTTTTGGAGCCGAAGCATATTGGGTTAAGGATCGACACGAAAAGGATCGTACCAATGGACACATCATTTTGCTGGCTAAAAATGAAAATGGACGGAGAGCAATTAATTCCATCCTTTCTACGGCAAATGAAGATGGCTATTACTTCCGTCCACGTGTTGATATGGAACTGTTACTGAGTCTACCAGCAGATGATGTAATGATAACAACGGCCTGTATTGCGTTCTGGCATTATGATGACATTGAAGATTTGCTTATTCAGCTACATAATCATTTCAAGAGTAATCTATTCCTTGAAATTCAGTATCATAATACAGACCCGCAAATTAACTTAAATAAGCGAATTTTGGCCTTGTCCGAGAAATACGGTATTGAAATGATTGTAGGAATGGATAGTCACTATATCTATCCAGAACAATCAAAAGAACGTGATTATATTCTTGCTGCAAAAAATGTTCACTATGACGATGAGCAAGGCTGGTATATGGATTATCCTGATGATGATACTACCATGCAACGATTTTTGGAGCAAGGTGTATTTACTAAAGGTCAGATTCAAAAGGCAATGGATAATACTGATCTGTTGCTGGAGTTTGATGATTATTCTGTGTTGTCAAATGGTGAGCCTAATCCGATTTTTTCAAAAGATATTAAACTGCCCACCTTGTATGATGGCAAACACGAAATTGATGGTAAATTATTGCCCAAGTTGACACAGGAAGAACGCAATAAGGAATATAGCAAACTGATTACAAGGCTTTTCAAGGAATATATGGAAAGTGTACCTCCAGAGCAATACGATGAATACTTTGAAGGTATTAAAACAGAAGTTCAGGTTATCAAAGACACCAATATGTCAGACTACTTTTTGATTGACTATTATATGGTGAAACGTGCAATCGAGATGGGTGGTGTTCTGACTAATTCTGGACGTGGTAGTTCAGTTGGTTACTTTACAAATACTCTCCTTGGATTCTCCAAAGTAGATCGTTTTCAAAGCCCTATTAAGTTGTATCCAGAGCGTTTTATCAGTAAGAGTCGTATTCTTGAAACGAAAAGCCTTCCTGATATTGATTTGAATTGGGGAACACCAGATATTGCAGCCGAGGCACAGGAGCAGATTCTTGGAAAGGATCATGCTTATCCTATGATTGCTTTTGGTACGTGCAAGAAAAAGAGCGCATTTAAACTCTATGCACGTGCGCAGAATATGGACTTTGACCTTGCCAATACTATTTCGGCACAGATTGAAAAGTATGATGAAGCCTTGAAATATGCGGATGATGATGAAAAGGACGATATTAACATCTACGATTATGTTGATGAGCAGTATCATTCCTACATTGATGCCAGTAAAAAGTATCAGGGCATTATCATGGATAAGAAGAAAGCACCTTGCGCCTATCTGCTATATAGTGGTAGCATCCGTGAAGAGATTGGCCTAATCAAATGTAAGAGTGAAACAACTAAAAAAGAATACATGACCGCCGTTATTGATGGAGCAATCGCAGAGAACTACAAGTTCTTGAAGAACGACATTTTAAAGGTTGATGTTGTTTTGCTTGTGGATATGATTTATAAGCGGATTGGTATTAAACCACATACTGTAAATGAACTGATGGAACTGGTGAAAAATGATCCATTGGTGTGGGATATTTACGCCAGCGGTTATACGATGGGAGTAAATCAGGTTGAGAAAGCATCTACAACAAGAAAGTCTATGAAATATCAGCCAAGAAACGTATCTGAGTTGTCAGCCTTTATCGCAGCTATTCGTCCAGCTTTTAAGTCAATGTATTCTAAACTTGAAAATCGTGAAGATTTTTCTTATGACATTCCTGCATTTGATAAGATTCTTCAAACGGAGGAACTTCCACAAAGTTTTATTCTGTATCAGGAGCAGACCATGAACACCTTGAACTATGCTGGATTTCCGATTGATGAGTGCTATGGTATTATCAAGGCCATTGCTAAGAAACATCCTGAAAAGGTTCGTCCTCTAAAAGAGCGATTTATCAACGGATTCAGAGATCGCATTATGGAGGAAGGTACACCAAAGGAAAAGGCCGAGGAAGATGCCGCAAGAGTTTGGCAGATCATTTCCGATTCCTGCGGATATGGGTTTAATTCAGCCCACGCATATTGCATGGCACTGGATAGCCTTTATAACGCATATTTGAAAGCACATTATCCTTATGAGTTTTATGAAGTCTTGCTTCAGACTTATTCTGATAAGGGCAAGAAAGATAAGGTTGCTGAACTTAAACAGGAAATGAGTCGTGCGTTCGGGATTATTGAGGGTGAGTATAAATTTGGATTAGATAACAGAAAATTTGTCGCCGATCCAGATCATCATACTATTTATCCTTCGCTACTGTCTATTAAAGGTCTTAGCCAAGGTTGCGCTAATGATTTATATACGCTTGGTAAAAAGCACTATAATTCGTTCTATGAGTTATGGAAAGACCTAAAGAAGAAAAAGAATTTAAATAGCGGCAAGATTAATACTCTGATTGAAATTGGATATTTTGATGATTTTGGTTCTATTGGCAAAATTAAGCGATTTGTTGAAATTCTTGATAAACTTTATGATCGTTCTCAGTTTAGCAAGTCTAATCCTCCTATGGAATTTATTAAGTACATTAAGAAGTATTCCGAAGAAACTGAAAAGCAGTATCGTAAATTCGATTTTGATTCTGCATTACATGAAATTTGGTATGACTTAGACGATGTTGATATTCCTTTGGGAGAGCGGTTGAAATATGAACTGGACAATATCGGTTACGTAAAAACCTGTATGCCTGATATGTCGCCAGATTATGCGTTTGTTCAGGCGTATGAGTGCAAGTATAAGAATCCTAAACTGACATTATATCGGCTGTGCGATGGTAGCACCGAAACCGTTAAGGTACGGCGTAAGAAATATGATGAAGCACCTATTAATGTGGGCGACATTATCAAAACTATGGAATGTTCCGAAGAAGGTCGCTGGTCAAAAGATTCAAATGGTGATTGGCAGCAGAGTCAAAGTGACAAGGAAAGTATTCTAAAGAAGTGGTCGTTTGTTCGAGAAACACCAAGGGAGAAATAAGTAAATGGAAGTAATTGATTTTTTAAAATCCGTCAGAAGGATTCGATCATTAAATAGAAATCCTGCTATTAGTGATGAAGATATAGAAAGTTTAATTAATCAAGTTGATATGGTTAAAGAAAATGAAAAGCAGAATCCATATCCAATACTTAATAGCAGACCAACACAATATATTCCTCAAGGATTACTTATGGTTCATGAAAGTCAAGCATGGGAAAATCATGGACAGTCTCTTTACCAATTAAAGCAAAGAGGTGGATTGAGTTGGGCAGAGGCTCTTGCTATTATTGAGGGCAAGAAATGGAGTGATGCTATTCAAGCTGAAAAAGAAGCAGAGTCTATTGTTAAAAAACTTGCTGAAGAATTTTTGAATGGAGGATAAATATGAAGAAAATTATTACATTAATGATTACGTTGGTTTTATGTGCAAGCCTTTGTGCTTGTGGGACAAAGGCTGGATTAAAGAACTACGAAACAACTTCTGGATTAATTGCAATTACAGGCCAAAGCAACTTGTATTACGATAGTAACACGAAGATTGTATATTTTATTTTTAATGAATATTTAAGTTATCAAGGCTATGGCTATATGTCACCATATTATGCGTCCAATGGCCTCCCATATCGTTATGATGCAAATAATCAGACATTGATTGAAATTGATGGTGGTGAATTTAGTGGCTAATCTTACTAAATATGAACAGGAAACCATTATCAATTATAATAATGAAGAAAAGACAGCTTCTATCTTTACTTATGACAAATCTCTTATAAGAAAGTTGGATAAGAGATTATCAGAATATCCAGATATTAAGGTAGTTCGTAGGGGGGATGATTGGGCTGAATATAGCTTGCCTAAGAAATGGATAAAGGTTGGATTCCCAAGACAATTATCTGATGAACAAAGGGCAGAAATGGCAAATAGGATGAAAGCAGCAAGGGACGGCATAAATGCGGACTAATTGGAGGTGCTTTTAGAAAATATGCTTGATTTATACAAGTACACTGATAAGGAAATAGATCAGCTTGTTAAGTCTATTGTGATTCTTACTGATACCAGAGAACAGAAAAATCAACATATTCTTGATTGGTTGGATAAAAAGAAAATTCCTCATAAGACAAAGGCTCTGCCAAATGGCGATTACAGTTTCTATGTTCCTGCCAATCCCGACCTAAACATTGATAGAGATTTGTTTTTTGATAAAGAAATTATGGTTGAACGTAAGGGGTCATTGGAAGAACTTAGCGGCAACTTTTCACAGCAGCGGGCAAGATTTGAAGAAGAAATGGCTACATATCCCGGTGTAAAGTATCTACTAATCGAGAATGCTAAGTATCAAGATATTATTACGGGGAAATATGATACTAAGTTTTCAGCCAAAGCCTATCTTGCCAGCTTACATACCTTCAATCATAGGTATGGCCTCCAGATGATGTTCATGCCTGATCCACAGTATTCCGGGTATTTTCTGTATGGTGTATTTACATATTTTTTGAAACAAATTTTAAGATAGGTCTTGACAATAACGGTATATTCAATTATAATAAATGGTGAACAGGTGTAGTGGCCTGTTCATCGCAAAATAAAATAACGGGAAAGGCAATAATAAATGGATATTAACAATCAAAAAGAACTTACAGATAAGTTGAATCAATATCGTGATGCTTATTATAATAAATCTGATCCGTTGGTTTCTGATGCAGAATATGATGCTATGTTTGATAAGCTGAAACAAATGGAGCAAGAATCTGGAATTGTTTTAAGCAATTCTCCAACCAGAACTGTTGGTTATGAGGTCAAAAGTAAGCTGATAAAAGTAAAGCATGATATTCCGCTGCTATCACTCGATAAAACCAAGGATACAAGCGATCTCATTAAATTTATTAAGGCCAATCCGTGTTTAATGATGTTTAAATATGATGGCCTAACAGTCGAATTGATTTATAATGATGGGCATTTGATTCAAGCATCCACACGGGGCGATGGCTATGTCGGAGAGGATATTACTCATAATGCAAAAACATTTAAGAATATTCCTTTGTCAATTCCGTATCAAGGCTTTTTACGTGTAGTTGGCGAAGCAATTATTCATAAGAAAGATTTTGAAACCATTAATGATAATCTTCCTGCTGGGGAAAAGCCATATGCCAATGCTCGTAATCTTGTATCTGGATCAGTTAGACAGTTGGATAATAAAGTGTGTGAAAAGCGTAATGTCTATTTTATGCTTTGGGATGTTTTGGAAGGTCTGGATGACGAATGTATTAATTACCGATATGAAAAGCTGATGTATTGTGCCAATATTGGTTTTGTAAATCCCCATATGATTATTTACAAAACTGTACCAGAAAGTCAGCAGCTTGAATGTGATATTAATACCCTGAAACAACAGGCAATCAACATGGGCATTCCTATTGATGGACTCGTTGTAAAATACGATAGTATTGAGTTTTCGCAGCAAAAAGGAGGTACTTCACATCATAATAATGATGGAATTGCTTTTAAATTTGAGGATGAAAAAGAAAAGACTATTCTCCGTGAAGTTGAATGGTCACTTGGCAGAACGGGCCAGCTTACACCTGTAGCAATTTTTGATCCCGTAGAACTGGAAGGTACTGTGATTTCCAGAGCCAGCGTACATAATTTGAGTTATTTGGCAGATTATGATTTAAATATTGGTGATGAGATTGAGGTTTATAAGGCCAATATGATTATTCCTCAAATTTTTAAGAATCTTTCTGCTGACGTTCGCAAGGAAAAGAAAGGCGTACAATATCCAGCAACGTGCCCTTGTTGTGGGCAACCTGTTAAAGTTGAACACGTTAATAATACTGATACGGTTTATTGTGTCAATCCTCATTGCGAGGGAAAGAAACTTAGTGCTTTTGAACACTTTGTAAGTAAACCAGCAATGAATATTGATGGACTGTCTGAAGCTACATTAAGTCGTTTTATTGAACGTGGATGGCTAAATACATTTGCAGATATTTACCAGCTTGATCAGCATAAAGCTGACATTGTTCGGATGGATGGATTTGGTACTGCGTCTTATAACAAGCTATGGAAAGCCATTGAAAATTCTCGAAAGGTTTCTTTTGATAAATTCCTTGTTGCTCTTGGTATCCCGAACATTGGTAAGACCGCAGCTAAAGCTATTTCTCAATATTGTCAAGGCAATGTTCAGTATTTTGAATATTTGCTTAGTCAGGATTTTGATTGGACAACACTCGAAGATTTTGGTCAAGTAATGTCTGAGAGTATTAAGCAATGGTTTAAAGATACCATTAATACAAGAGCATATGTAGAGTTGTTAAATCTGATTCAAATTCAGCAATCAGAAATGAAAGAAACTCAAGAATCTGTTTTTACAAATAAAACAGTTGTTGTTACTGGTACACTTCAACTTTTCACACGAGATAGTATCACAGCCAAATTGGAGGAACTTGGTGCGAAGGTTTCTGGTTCTGTATCAAAAAAGACTGATTATTTGATTGCTGGTGAAAAAGCAGGATCAAAACTTTCAAAGGCTCAACAGTGTGGAGTAACAATTTTGACTGAAGATGATTTTTTGAAGATGGTATCTTAAATTCTAAACAAGAAACGGGACGTGCATAAACACGTCCCATCTCAAAAGTCATTCTTCGGTTTTAGCTGCCTTCTTGCTAATTGCCTTTTCAAGCAAAGCATCAATTTCTTCATCCGTCAATCCTGCGTCCTTGGCCTTGGTAATAAGCAACTTGGTTTTTGCTGCCTTAGAGACACGAGGTTTAGGATTCTGAATTGATTCCTTCTTTTGCTCCAGCTTTTTAATAGCTTCTTTGTGAGCGTTGATTTTAGTATCAATTTCTGCGATACGTTCTTCAGCAGGGCGGCGAATCAGTTTCCGCTTTTCAGTAGTTTCAGCCATAGGTATCAACTCCTTTGTTTGATTTGGCAAAGTTATTATAACACATGAAAATCGTATTGTAAACATGAAAGGTGAAATTAATGGGAAATTATATTTATACGAATAAGGACTTGATTAAAATGCAGTCTCGTCCTTTCAGTACAAAACTTCAAGTTACAACTGCAAAGTTTCTTGAGTTTTGCCAAAAGACTGACTATAATGTTTCCCTCTCATTTTCGGGGGGGGCAGATAGTTCAGTTTTGTTAGATATGTTTGCGAAGTTTTGGTCATTGCATCGTGAGCAGCACAATGACAAACCATTAACAGTGATTTATGCTAATACAAGTAATGAATTTGCATCAATGCCAAAACACGTTCAATTTTTTTGTGAATATATTGAGCAGAAGTATGATATAAAAATTGATTTACATATTGTACGAAGTAAAACTACTTTTTTTGATGTGGTAAAAACAGAAGGGTATCCAGTAGCCAGCAAAAAGATTGCTCGTATGATCCGTGATGTTAGAGATTATTTTACAGAGCATGATATTAAATATTCTGATATTGAACCACATTTAGATCAAGGCGTATCTACCGCTGATTATTTGAGAACATTACATTTTCCAGCAACAATTATTTTGCGTTTATCTGGATATACGAGAGAGAATCATATATGTAAAACGTGGTCTATTCCGAAAAAATGGAGATTTTTAATTGACGCTCCATTTCCAATAAGTGAACATTGTTGTGATATTTTGAAAAAGCAACCTATTAAATTGGTACAGAAAGAAGTTCAGGCCAATCCGATTTATGGAACTTTAGCTGAAGATAGTCAAATGCGTAAGGATGCTTATTTAAAAACGGGATGTAATGCTTTTAAAAATGGGCATGGTAAATCTACACCTATGGGGTTTTGGACACGGCAAGATGTTCTTCGATACCTTCATGATTACAATATTCCTATTGCTCCACCTTACGGAAACATAATTAAATTAGAAAATGGGCAGTTTGAATTTACAGGAGAACATAACACTGGTTGCAAACTATGTTTGTTTGGTTGTCATTTGGAGCATGAGCCAAATAGAATTCAGCGATTGGCTACGATTGAACCGAACACATATAAATTTGTAATGAAAAGCAGAGAAGAAGGAGGTCTTGGTTATCGTGAAGTGATGGACTATTTAGGTATACCATATGAAACATCAAACAATGAAATATAAGAAAGGAAATAAAAAATGAATCGCAAGCAAAAGCAAAATGAGCAGAAGCCAAAGGGCGAAAATAAACTGTGCTGCATGGAGTGTGGATCGTCCCGTGGTACATTACATAAGATTAAACTTTCTAATGGCAAGCGAGGTTATCTTTGCGGATTCTGCTTTGATGCTTACCGAGAGCAAGATAATTAATTTTCGGCATATAACGATATAATCAATAACGCAAGGAGGAATTGCATGAAAATTGTTTCACCCAGTTTTGAAATTATTACCCCGATTGATAGTGCAGAAATTCTCAAGATGATTGAGGAAGTTGGGCGCACCTGTTATAAAAGTGAAGATAAAATTACAGATGATTCTTGTATTAATTTTGTACAACGCATTATTAATAGTGGGCATGAAGCAGTAATTGAACATTACAACATTACAGTTCGACTTACAAATGATCGTGGTGTTTCTCATGAAGAAGTACGTCATCGTATTGCCAGCTATGCACAGGAAAGTACACGCTATTGTAATTATTCCAAAGATAAGTTTGGTAATGAAATTACATATATCGACATTAAAGGTGGTATGAAACTTGATCCCAAGGTCAGCCAGCTTAGTGCAAATGCCTTTGCTGCAATTTATGATGAATGGGTTCATGCTTGTATTGATGCAGAAAATCATTATAACCGAATGATTGAACTTGGTGCAACACCACAAATTGCACGTTCTGTTCTTAATAATTCTACAAAGACAGAAATTTGTATCACAATGAATCTTCGTGAGTGGCGACATTTCTTCCGTCTGCGCACATCTCCCGCAGCGCATCCACAAATGCGTGAGATTGCAATTCAGCTTTTGATTGCCTTTAAGATGATGATTCCAGTTGTTTTTGATGACATTTATCAGGAGTATTTGGAGAGTGCCAAGAAGAAGTAACAGAATCATTGATTGTGGTGATTACTGTAAAATTGAATTGTATTATCCACATTCTAATTCTGTTTGCGATTATGCACTGATTTCAAAATCTGATTTAACACTTGCAAAGCAAATCTATTGGCGAAAAACAGAATATGGATACGCCAGAGGCAAGAATCCAATAACTCGAAAAGACATTTTTCTCCATAAGTACATAACACAAACATCAAAAGAAACAGTAATAGACCATATTAATCGAAACAAGTTAGATTGTAGGCGTGAAAATATGCGCATTGCAGATAGTCAAATTAATTCTTTGAATCGCAATGCGCCACGCAATTCAACTACTGGATATAAAGGCGTTACTTTTGATTACAGAACAGGGAAATTTAGAGCATATGTAAAAATTGATAGAAAACAAATTAATCTTGGCCTTTTTGATACTGCTGAATTGGCATATCAAGAAAGAGAAATCTATGAACAATCACTTATGACAATTATGACTATGAAATGTAAGGGGGTTTGATATGAAAGTAATTTGTATTTCTGGCAAGGCTCGTCATGGTAAAGATACTTTAGCGGGTATTTTAAAGAATCATCTGGAGGATCAAGGCAATCGTGTTTTGATAGCACATTTTGGTGATCTGGTTAAATACATTTGCGAAAAATTTTTTGATTGGGATGAGCAGAAAGATGAAAGGGGGCGAACACTTCTTCAGTATGTCGGTACAGATGTAGTAAGAACACAGGAGCCTAATTTCTGGACAGATTTTATTAAAAAGGTTTTAACATTGTTCCCTGATGAATGGGATTATGTTTTAATCCCTGATTGTCGTTTCCCAAATGAAATTGAATGTTTTAAAGACGGAGGATTTGACGCACATCTTGTAAGGATTACACGTCCGAATTGCGATTCTGGCCTCACAGAACAGCAGCTACAGCATCCCTCTGAAACAGCAATGGATGATTACCATGCAGATTGTTACATCATTAATGATTCTACACTGTACAATCTTGAAGTTCAGGTTCCAGAAATTCTAAAAGCTATTGGAGGCTAAGATGACAGATAAAAAGATTGTCCTATGTGATGCAGATGATACCATTGAAAACCTTTGCGAGACATGGGTTAATTATCTGAACAATCAATATGGAACAAAGGTCTTAGCTGAAAATGTTGTTGATTGGGATGTAAGCAAATTCTTCCCTGAATTAACCAAGGATCAAGTTTATGCTCCTATATATGATAAAGATTTTTGGAAACTCATTCTTCCGATTGAAGGCTGCTATCAGGTTCTCAATGAAATTAATAATAGACACAGTTTGTATATTGTGACAGCTACAAATTATCAGACTTGTGACACAAAAATTGAACGTATTATTGTTGATCTATTTCCATTTCTTCAATGGTCACAGTTTATTATTGCATCTAAAAAGCAACTTATATATGGTGATTATTTAATTGATGATGGAGTACATAATTTTGGTGGAGGTCATTATAAAGGAATTTTGTTTGATCGTCCACATAATCGTTTGTTTGACGATAAGGCTGCTGGCCTAACCCGTGTACATACATGGGATGAAATAGGTAATATTTTATTGTAGGTAAAGGAGTGGTTCAATGGTTGTAATTAAGCGTGATGGTAGGGAAGTCGAATTTGATAAGCGAAAAATTAGTAATGCAGTTTTGAAGGCAATTATTGAAGTTGATGGTAAGAGTACACTTGATACAGAAAGAATTGCTTATGACATTGCTGATCGGATTGAGGAAAAGAGCAAAGATACTGCTTTGACTGTTGAGCAAATTCAAGATATGGTTGAAGTTCAACTTATGCTTAGTTATCGTAAAGACATTGCAAAAGCCTATATTCTCTATCGTAATGAGCGTACAAAAATCCGTGACAGAAATAGTACCCTTATCAAAAACATTATGGTAAGGGCTGATTCAAAGGTTAATTATCGGTCTAATGCAAATGTTGATGAATCTTCATTTTCTGGACGTGAAAAAGAGGCTTCTGCTGATATTGGCAAAATGATTGCCTTAGATTTTGATGGTTTGTCTCATGATGTTGCTGAAGCACATAAATCAATGCTGGTATATCAGCATGATCTTGAAAAGGCTATTTATGGTATTCATAATTGTCTTAATCTTAATTTCCAAGAAATTTTTAATTATGGATTTCGTACTCGCAACGGTGATGTGCGTCCTCCCACAAGTTTCAGTACAGCTTGTCAGCTTGTGGCTGTAGCTTTCCAGTGTCAGAGTCAAGTACAATTCGGCGGTGTAGGTAGTATTCATTTGGATTATGACCTTGCTCCGTTTGTCATAAAAAGTTTCTTTAAGCATTATGCTGATGGTCTGAAATATCTTCACCATAATACCGATGAAGAGGCTAATAATTTTATTTCTAATTGTATTGATGAAGGTATTGGCATTAATGATATGGAATTGATAAACGATGATAGACAAGATGTATATAACTATGCTATGGATATGCTGGAGCGTGAAGGCAAGCAAGCAGCACAAGGACTTTATCATAATCTGAATACACTTGAATCCAGACAGGGTTCACAAGTTCCTTTTACCAGTATCAATCTTGGACGTGATACAAGTACAGAGGGGAGGCTTGTAACTAAGTGGATTATGGAGGCCAGCATTGACGGCATTGGACAGCATCATCTTACAAGTATTTTCCCCATTAGTATCTTCCAATATAAGCAAGGTACTAACGCTAATGTTGGCGATCCTAACTATGATATGAAGCAGCTTGCCCTTGAATCTATGAGTAAGCGTATTTATCCTAACTGGTGCAACTGTGACTGGACACAGGCACATGAAGATGAGAACAATCCAGATACATTCTTTGCCACAATGGGATGCCGTACATTGATTGGCTATGACCGTCATGGGCTTGGGTATATTCGTCAGGGTAGGGGTAATAATGTCCCCAATACAATCATTCTTCCAAAGTTAGGTATTGAATTTGGTATCTGTCTTGGTAAGCGTAATAAGCCTGATCTGGATGGATTCTGGAAGGCTTTTGAGGAAACTTTACAGTTGACAGAGCGTGGATTGCTGGAGCGTTTTGAAATTATGGTACGGCAATCTCCTAAGTCAGCCCCATTCATGTATCAGAATAATACCATTCAAGATGCAAGGAATTGTGAAAAGGATGTATTTAACGCCCTGAAGCATAATACGTTAGCGATTGGTTATCTTGGCATTGCTGAGATGTGTCAAGCCCTTTTCGGTAAGAATCATGTTCATGATGCAGATGTTCATGCTTTTGCATTGTCTGTTGTTAAACGTATCAATGAATATGCCGCTGAAGCATCTGAACGCAATAATCTTAATTTCTCTTGCTATGCCACACCAGCAGAGGGACTTTGCCGTACAGCACTGGTTGGCCTTCGTAATCAGTATGGGATTATTGAAAACGTTACATCACATGAGTATTTGACTAATTCTCATCATGTTCCTGTATGGGAAAAGGTTTCTATTCAGCAGAAATTGGAATGTGAGGCTCCGTTCTGTAAATATCCCACTGGTGGTTGTATTACTTACGTTGAATTGGATAGCACTTTTGTAAAAAATACAAAAGCTGTTGAGGATATTATTGACTATGCGTTTAAGACCTTGGACATTCCGTATTTGGCCTTTAACTTCCCGATTGACAGTTGCTTAGATTGCGGTTATCAGGGCGAGTTCAATGATAAGTGTCCTCAGTGTGGTAGCGAAAATATCCAGCAGCTTCGCCGTGTCACAGGGTATCTTACAACTGACTATCGTAATTTTAACGATGGTAAGCAGCGTGAAGTGCTTGAGCGTGAAAAGCAAAGCAACTATACTCCACAAGTTGCTTCTGATCAGAAATGAATAACTGGCGGTACGCTGGGATTGAATATGACGATGTAGCAAACGGTATTGGTTTGGGGGCAGTATTCTTTACTCAAGGTTGCCCCCACCATTGTCCCGAATGTCAAAATCCTCAAACGTGGAGTATGGATGGTGGCATGAAATTTACTGATGCAGTATTCGATCAACTAATACAGTATTACTATGATATTCCGTATGCCAGCAGACTTACGCTTTCTGGTGGTGATCCTTTAGCAAACCCCGAATTGACTTATCAAATTATTTTCAAATTTAAAACTCTTTTTCCTCATAAAACAGTTTGGTTATATACAGGTTATAATTTTGAAGATGTTGCTTTTAATATTCCTACAACAGAAACAGAACAGCTAATTCAAAAGATTATCAAACTGTGTGATGTAATAATTGATGGTGAATTTGAAATTGATAAGCGTGATATAAGTCTACAGTTTATGGGTTCAAGTAATCAGCGCATTATTAATGTACCTAAATCTTTAAAAGAAAAAGAAATAGTTGTATGGAAGGAGAATTAATTTGACACTAAAAGATTTTAATTCTAAACCATTGTCGGAAATTATTGAGCAGATGGACATGGTTGATTTGAAGATTCATTCGGATAATAATGGCACAATCAATAGTATTGAAATTAAATATGCTGATCCATCCAGTCCTGAAAGTAAGATTGGAAAGAGGTAAAAATAAAATACACAACAGAAAATCTAACGATAAGAATTAGGGAGGATAATTAATGCTTGTTGTAAATCTTTTCGGTGCGCCCGGAGCAGGAAAGTCTACTGGTGCAGCATATATTTTTTCACAACTGAAACTTGCTGGTATCAATGCAGAATTGGTCACAGAATTTGCTAAAGACAAGGTGTGGGAGGAAAGCAAAGCCGTATTCCAAAATCAAGCATATATCTTTGGTAAGCAGTATTTCCGCATTAGTCGTGTTCAGGATAAGGTAGATGTAGTTATTACCGATTCTCCTATTCTGCTGTCGCCATTCTACACTGATGATCCTGTGCTGGGTGATGAATTTGATAAGTTGGTTACTAAGGTATTCAATTCATATGATTCCTTTAACGCATTTATCAATCGTGTAAAGTCCTACAATGCTACTGGTAGATTCCAGACAGAGCAAGAGAGTGATGAACTGGCTAAGAAACTGTTGGCCTTTATTACTGAACATGGTATCGCTTGCAGACACTACGATGGTGATGTAAAGAGTTATGATGTGCTTGTATCTGATATTCTTACAAGGCTTAAATGTCCCGGAAGAAGTTATGGAACACGTTAATTACATAAAATAACGATATAATCAATAATAAAAAGGAGTTACTATGAGAACAAGTAAAAAGAACCCGTGTGAAGGTTGCCATTATTGGAGATATTTATACCCTTGTAATGCCTGTCACTATATGTACGTTACTGGACATAGCAGGGGATGTGAAGCTGGAGCGGGATGTACTCGTAGGAAACCAATGGACAGAGAAGAAATGAAAAAAGAAATTCCAGCACTTTTAAAAATAGGAGCGTATGAAAATGGAATTTATTGATTGTAAAGCAATCGCACAGAAATGGAAAGACGAAATAAAAGCAACTGGTGTAAAAGCTACTTTATATGTAATTTCGGCTGGCGACAATGCAGCGTCAGCCGCATATATCAAAGGTAAATTGAAAGACGCTGAAGAAATTGGGTTTGAATGTATTCACAGACATATTAATGCAGATAACCGAGAACAACTTCTTGCAAATTTAACACTTCTATTGAATGAACTTCAATATAGTATAAACGCTGATGGTGTAATTGTTCAGTTGCCATTGCCATTCGGAATTACATTCGATGATATTAAAATGTGGATGACAACCGAAAAGGATGTAGATGGATTCTTAGCCGACTCTCCGTTTGATCCATGTACACCAGATGGAATAGTACAAATGCTAAAAGAAATTAATGTTGATATTGATGGCAAACTTTGTGTTATTGCTGGTAGGAGTAACATTGTAGGCAAACCATTAGCAGAAATGATGATACATGAAAATGCAACAGTTGTTCTTTGCCATTCTCATACGCCAGCGGCACTTTTAGATCGGCTTGTACATGACGCAGATATTTTCGTTAGTGCAGTAGGTCAAAAAGATTTTATTGACAGCAGCAAATTTAAAGATGGTGCAGTTGTAATTGACGTTGGTATCAACCGAACTAATCAGGGGATTTGTGGTGACATAACTATCAATCCTAAATCAAACAAAATTCTTATCACACCAGTTCCCGGAGGTGTTGGCCTACTGACACGTGCAATGCTTATGAAGCATCTGTTAGCAGCTTATCAAAAATATCACATTTGGAGGCAAACACGATGAATAAATTTGAACTCATTTCTAAAACCGAGTATGACAAGGTAGTTTCTGAGGAATTTAATGCTAAGAACGGCGTAATTGGTTATCAGCCTTATGAACATCTTCGGACACCGCAGCGGGCGACTAAAGGAAGTGCTGGCTACGATTTCTTTTCACCAATCTCATTCAAATTAAAACCGGGGCAGACAATTAAAGTTCCTACTTGTGTAAAATGCTGTCTTAATCATGGTAATGTTCTTATGCTGTTTCCCCGTAGTAGTTTTGGATTTAAGTATAGGATGCAACTTGATAATACTGTTGGAATTGTAGATCAAGATTACTACAATAATGAATCTAACGAGGGACATATCTTTATCAAGATTACAAATGACAGCAAATCAGGAAAGACATTAGAAGTTAATGCTGGAACTCCTTTTGCTCAAGGAATTATCATGAGTTATGCAATTACAGAAGATGATAGTGTAGTTGCTACACGTACTGGCGGCATGGGAAGTACATCAAATAATTGATTGAGAATTTTATGAAATTTATCAAGAATTTACCGTGGGGAGCAATTACAGTTTTTATAATCGTCCCTATCATTGGCATATGCTTGATATGTTGGCATACGGCATGGGAACATGACTATTTTGGTGATGGCTCATGCCATGCCTGTCAAACTGGACATTATGAACTGTTTGATATTGAACATATAAGAAATGGCGGCGAATTTTATTATTACCGTTGTAATGAATGTCATGATATTGAAAGATATGAAAGTTATCAGGGAGAATAATAAAGATATGAAAATGAATCACAAATTTTACATATGGCTTATTGGAGTTATAATCGGTATAGGTATTTGTTGGCAATTACTTGAAATCCTGATCTATGGCGAAATTCAACCAAGAATTATTGATGATATTATTAGTTTTCTTTGGGTTGGAGCAATTTGCTTTGCTTATCATTTTAAGGAACTTGAACTAAAAAGAATGTTAAAGAGATATGATAAGGTCAAGATTGATGCTACTTGGTGGTTAAGAAAACCTATTCCATCAGAAATGATTTCAACTGGTTATATTGGTGATCATATTTGGATGCAATCTGAGAATGAATTTGGATTTAGGAGGAATAACACTGATGAATGATGCTGTTGAGATTATTGGTGGTGAAGGTATTGAATTAGCGTTTAAAGACCTAAATATAAATGCAAAATGCACATACAAAAGTAAGCAACTTCCATTCTATGCAGAGGTATGGGAAATTTCAGTGGATGACTTTAAAATGCTCTGCGATTATCCAGATGAAAAATGGAAAGAAGAATGGGGTTGGTGGCGGCAAGGTTATTGTGTTTATCACAACAATATTTATAACGATTATACCGTAAATGGCAAAATGATGTATGGATATGAGCCAGCAGAATATGAAGATTATGAACAAATACTATATGACAGTTTTTATAATTATCTTCGTTATGTTCATAATTTGAGTACATTTTATAATTTCTGCTACTTTGCTATCAGCCTTGCTGATGATAACAATATGAAAGTATCTGATTTTCTCAAAGAATATCAACCGTGATTGGAGGTGCAAATGGATATTAATGATGTAAAAATTGATTGGGAGGCATTGTTAAAAGCACATCAAGAATCAATACCAACGATTTCAATTCCTGAATGTTCACCCAAAATCCCATTTTGGGAAAGGTATACTTTATCAATAGAAGAAGCCGCAGCTTATTTTAGAATTGGCGAAAACAAATTGCGAAAAATAATTTCAGAAAACAAAGATGCAGATTTTGTTTTGTGGAATGGAACTCGCTCACAAATTAAACGTAAGAAATTTGAAAACTACATTGATAGATTAAATGTAATTTAAGAGTTGCTTCAAGACTTTCGATGTGGTATAATTAAGCGTCGGAAGTCTTTCGCATTTTGGAAATTAGAAAGGAGTGTAAAATGTCCGAAAAGCGAAAAGACAGCAAAGGCCGAATTTTGCGAAACGGCGAAACACAACGCTCCGATGGAATGTATATGTATCGCTATAATGATGCTGCTGGTGTGCGGCGAACAATTTATAGCTGGCGACTTGTTGAGACAGATAAAATTCCTCCACGCAAAAAATCATGTGAACCATTAAGAGAACTTGAAAAACAGTTAGAGCGTGATACAGATGATGGTATACAATCTTTTATTGCTGCAAAGAAAACTGTGAATGATTTTTATGAGAAGTATATGGGTATGAAAAAAGAATTAAAACCATCAACTCGATCTAACTATTCCAATACGTATAACCATTATGTAAGAGACAAGTTGGGTGTAAGACCTATTGGATCAGTCAAATACAGTGATATTAAAAAGTTTTATTTGTCAATGTACTATGATGACGGTTTGAAGCCTAATACAATCCATGCTGTTAATACGATCCTGCATCCAATTTTTACTCTTGCTGTACGTGACGGGTATATTAGATCAAACCCGGCTTATCAAGTATATGCTGAATTAAAAAAGCAAAATGCTTGGGGTCAAGAAAAGCGTCACGCTCTTACAGAACAGCAACAGTCAGCTTTTATTGATTTCATCCGCAATTCAATCAAGTACAGGAAATGGCTCAATATATTTACTTTATTTTTAGGTACTGGTTGCCGGGTAGGTGAAGTCGTTGGTTTACGGTGGGAAGATTGTGATTTTCAAGAAGGCATTATCTCCATTAATCATAACCTTGTTTACTGCAAGTCAGATGGTGATAAAAAATTTAGGTATTATATTTCTACACCGAAAACTAAAGCTGGTGAACGTGTAATTCCCATGTTAAAAGAAGTCCGTAAAGCATTACTGGAGGAACGTCTTACTCAAATGCAAACCGGGTTTAATCAGACTGTCATTGATGGTTATTCTGGATTTATTTTTCAAAACCGAAATGGCGGTATGCGAAAGCCCACTGAAATCAATAGAGTTATCAACAAGATTATCGCTGACTATAATGCTGAAGAAACTGATCAGGCCAAAAAAGAAAAGCGAGAACCTATTCTGCTCCCGCATTTTTCTGTCCATAATTTACGGCACACTTTTTGTACCAGATTTTGTGAGAATGAAACTAACCTTAAAATCATTCAAGAAATCATGGGACACGCAAATATATCTACTACAATGGACATTTACAATGAAGCTACGCAGGAGCAAAAGAAAGCCAGCTTTGCTAATCTTGAAGGCAAAATTATGATTGGTTAAACCAGCAAAAGCCTACACCAAAGCCTACACCACTACAGCATCATTCTTTAAAGTGTTCTAAAACAATAAATGAAACAAAATATAAAATCCCTATAAATCTAAAGCATTTTGAGAACATTTGCGGAATGATGTAGAAAAGTTATTTTATCCTGGAGATAAAGATACAATTTTCGAGATGTGCACTTAGAAGTTGGATATGCGACTACAATTCCAACAAAATTGTACAATTTATCGGTCAAAAGTTCTGGTATGCTGCATAGTATTTTGAACCTTACACCAACTTTACACCAAATGAAAAAGACTTCCGATGTGGTTTTCAAATTTCTTACGAACCGTAAAAAATAGGCAAGCTGTAGATAACGGCTTGCCTATTTTTATTATGCTTGATTTTAAACTTGACAAATGATACAATAGAATAAGTTTATAAGACGGGAGAAAGAACAATTATGGATGTTGAAAAAGCAGCATATGATTTGCAACAGAAATATAGTAAACGCATGGAAAAGAAAATGCAAGGAAAACCACAAGCTGTTAAAATTATTATGTCAAGAACCTTCAGTAGTGCTATTATGATTTTACAGACCATAGCAGATATACCTTTTGAGAAACTGGCGTTTAGCATTTATGATTTTTGCGTAGATTTACAATTTAAAGAAATCGTTAGACTTTTTGATGCAGAACTTGAATTGGCTGGCATTAACCAAGAAAAATTTATCTTTGATTTGCACCCTTTCTACAACAAAGTATCAAACAAGATTAGAAAAGAAAACAAGTATCAGGAATTTGCTGAATACATTGGCATGGTAGTTAGATTGCATAGAGAAAAGAAAGAAAAGGTTGGCGAAAAAGTAGTTGACGCATATTTAAGTATGATACTGCAAACACTTGAATATTTAAGAAAAGATAAATTCGATCTTGATACCTGTGCTTATGGTGTAAGTACAAATGGTGAATTACTTATGGGGCCATATCCACTTGCCTATAGTGATTTACCCGGTATAGAATTTGAAGAAGCTATTAAAAACGGAAAGAAATTTAAAAGCCAGATGGAGGCTGAACAATTTGTATATGATTTATATGCAAAGAGAGGAATAACCGTAAAGAGTACAAATGATTTAGAGATTTTAGCACAGGCACAAAAAATACACGCTGTAACAACTACTGCGCTATTTCCTTTTATTAATGAATTTACCTTTGATATTGTTCCAGTACAATTTTATAGTTCTAATATACCACCACTGATGAATATGAAAGTATGTGGTTGCGATATTAAATTATTAAAAAGCAAATTACAACGCAGAAATCGCACCCTTCCAACAAACGGTGTTATATTTGAAATTAATGACGAATCCGGTGAACTTACTGGAGCATTGATGAAAGAGATAATGTATTATGATAGTATTTATCTACTTTACCGTTTAGATACTAATTACGGAAGTTTAGCTGGATACTATGATACAAAAGATAAATTTCTCTTTTCTATAACACAAGATGCAACTTCCAAAATACCATATCAAAATTTATCTGCTTTGATTTTATCAATGTATGCGTCACAGGTGTTGACTGGAATAGTTGATGATTACGATAGGAATTTTTTGCAAGATGATTGTCCAATTCAAATTAGAGCATTCAATAAAGGTGGTAAACTTCAAAATCAGTACAACGCCGATCCAAAAGCAAAGCACTTAACAATCAGAAATTTAGATGACTATAATAAAGAAGAACGTTATATCAATGTAATAATAAGAAAGTTACCAGAAGGAAAACAAGCATCTGAAGAAGCGAAACAATTAGCAGAACAATACGGTTATGATCTTGAACCGGGACAAACGTTTGTCAGGCCATTCGTTAAACAGGTCTTTGTAAAGAAAGATAAATAATCGTAAAAAATAGGGGCATAGGTGTTAAACCTATACCCCTTAATTATTCTTCAACCTTTTGAATATCCTGATAATCAATATATCTCCGTAAAGTTTTATGCTCTAATTCATTCACTTCAAATTCTACTGTGACTGTTTGCGAATTTAATCTAACAATCGTGCCAGTCCAACTTAAACACCATTGTGGCGTATGATGAGAAACAAACCCTGACGGATGTTTAATAAAGACTTTATCACCAACTTTTAAATCCATAATTCAATCACAGCCTTTTAAATTTGTGATATACATTATAGCAAAATTGTCTTAAATAGTCAATAGAATCTAAAGTTTTATATAAAGTCATGTTTTTCTAATCTTTCACTATATACACGTTTAATATTTTGAATTGCTAATACTGCTCGATTATTTTCATATTCTGGATGATCTCTACAATAATCCTCATAGAAGTCAATGTAAGAAAGCACCTCAATAAAATCCTCTCGTGTATGTGGCAATTCCCTTAGAATTTCCCGATTAAAACGAAGAATATTTGCTCTACGTTCATCTGCTTTATCTTTTTCTCTGTCATATTCATGCTTATCAAACCTTCGTTCTAAATCGTCAATCTTATTCATTACATCACCATTTAATGCTTTTCCAATAGCACGTCCAAGAGCAGACCAAGGATTAATTTTGATTTTAGATACTTCTAAGAACGTAGAAAGAACTGCTACGACTATAGCACAATAGCCAAGCAGTTCTCCTAACCGAAGTTCAGCAATCTTTTCCACCATAATTAATCACCTTCAACGACCTTTGTTGCGTCCTGAATATCCTCGATTGCATTCTTAACACCTTCAGCATCAATTTTGCCCTCAGTAATGATGTAAGTAATAACAGACATAACAGACACAACAGCACCAGCAACAGTGCTAATAGTTGTTTCATCTAAACCAAACACCATTGCTAAACCAGCCACAACACCAGCGACAGCGGCCCACAGTTTACGACTGGACAGCTTACGTACCATATTATTCATAGAATCAACCTCCTTTAAATTTGCGGACTTTCCTCAAAGTCATTTTCTACAAAACCAGCCGCTTTTGCAGCAGCAAACTTAATACCTTCTCCATCTGCTCCAGTATTTTCATGATCACTTTTATGCACGATGCTATTTAATACAATACTTGCCGCCGTACCCATTGGAGCAAATACGGCGGTATAACAGGCCAAAGCACCCATGTACTGATACTCAATACTTTTCAGCGCAAGATAAAACCCGCCCAAAAGACCAGCACATAAAAATGCCATGATCAAAAGGGCGAGTAGGTTTGTAAAACCAATATGAAATCTTTTCTTACGTCTACGTCTGGTTTTCTTTTTCCCCCGCTCTACCCTAATAATCATAATTACACCTTACCCATCATCTTAGCAAAACGGAAGAATAATGCCGCAGCCTGTTCACGTGTCAACTGATCGGCCCACATATAATTCGGAGTTCCATCAGGCAACGTACCACCACCAGAAATCAAGCCACAGTTAATTGCCCAATCACGAGCCTCCTTGCTCCATGTACCGCAATCATTATCTTGCAGTTCTTTACGTTGCTCTGCAATAACGCCCTTACAAATCTCTTTAACCTGTGCTTCAGTCATATCATCATCCTCCATTCCATTTGTTTGTTGATTAAGTAAAGTAGCCACATCATTACGAATATCATTCATTGTTTTACCGAACTTTGGGAACCAATGTAACACATCACCATGATTAGAACCTAATCCAAGTTGATAGCTGTCTTGGTGACACAAAATAGTTGGCACATTAATTTTCCCATACTTAACAGTGCCATGCGGATCAATATTAAACATCTTACAAAGATACGCAGTAATCTCACACGCTTCTTTATAGACCTTATCAAAATAATCCTTATCATTCAAAGCATCTTCACAAATTTCAAATTGAATCCAGCCATTGTTACAAGACCCATTTTTACCACTGGCACATCCCCAAGGACGATAATTCCAAGGCATTGTTTGAATAGTTGTAACTGTCCCATCAGCCAATTTGCCAATCCAACAATTTAACCCGGCTTGATGTTCAGTGTGATTCCAGTCGTTGCCACCAGTGTTCTTTCCAAGCAACTGCATCAACTGAGCATAATTCGGATCATCGGCACTTGGCTGAACATATCGCCGTAAATTAGGATTATTGGCTCCTGTGCTATGCCACAGAACACCCTTAACTTCCATTTTCCTTGTTTGTCTATAACAAGTGCTGTTGGTCATCATACATTGAAGTGGTTTATTCTTTTCCGTGTATTTCATTGAACTCCCTCCCTTCTTAGTTGCAAGGTATTTGTCATAGTAATCTTGACTATATGCAGCCCGGTCATTCTGTGCTTTAAGCCGCTGTTCCTCCGTAGCATCCTTACCTTGACTTGCTGGCCTTTCATAGTTAATAAGCATAGCATTAGAAGCCTGTCGTACAGACGTTGCGGTTTTTAAAACATTCAACACAGCAGGATAACTTGTACTTAACTCTTGATAGAAAAATTCAAGTTGCATTTCTTCATTGCCAATAGATACTTTTCTTTCTTTTGCAAAATTAAGCAAGTTCTGTTTACGACTCCAATATGTCCACTGGCACAATCCATAACCAGCTTTATCATAAATAAAGTTAGTATACGTACCATTATCAACTGCATCTGTATATTGCTGATCTGTCATACCAAATTTCTTTTCATATGTGTTCTGCAAATTGCGTGAATTTAATCCAGATTCAGCAAACAGATTACCTAATACACCAGCAATCCCAAAATCATTTAAACCCTTGCTTCTAAGAAAATTTATAATTCGCTCAATAATTGTTGCACCAATTAAGGCCATCACTATCACCTCCAGTTCACATCAGTTGATAATGTGGTTTTTCCTCTTTAAAAAGCCAATATCGTAAATAATCATCAACCACAATCGCAACAGCAGACAAAGCAATCCAAGCAAAGAAAAAAGGTAAGCAAATTTGTCCCATAATATTAAATGGCAAATTAGAATAATCCCAAATTGCAAGTTCAAGCCATACATTTAGAATCAGTCCAGCAATAAATTCAATGCCTGTTACTAAACAAGCACCAATTAATGATTGCTGTACCATGCCCATTTCCCAAGGGATATACTCATTGATTGCACCGATAGCAATAAAACAAATGCCACCAACTAAAGCCATAGTCCAATGACTGTGACCACGCCAGAGCATTTCAATACAAAAATAAATCGTGCCGCCAATCATCAGCAGCACGATCATCTTCAGCGCATTTTTAATTTTCATTTTGCACCTACCAATTTAGCAATATATTGGAGATCGAATAAAGGCGCATTATAAAATTCATAGTTCCAAAGCCAATGGTCAGCAAAATCAGAACGCTTATACTTTTGACATACAGGATCAGTCCAAACTTTATCCCATCTATCTTGATATGTAGTATCATATTCTTTTAGTTCCAGACACTTTATAATTGCCTGTGTTAAACGACCCCTTTCAAGACCATTACCATCATCATTTTGTGAAAAATAATCAAAGGCATCTTGACTTGCAACAAAGCAAATAGTTCCCTTATCACAAGTAATGTGACTGTTTACAACATTACACTCTGTTCCATAAGGGATATTTACATTGCCACATTGAGCCAATTTCTTATATCGCCTTGTCACAACGTATTTGTTATAAATTTGCATTTACACAATCTCCTTTTTATTTTAATCAAGCACTACTGTTGAACCACCAGATAAAGTAGTTAAAATCTTTTGAATCTGCGCTTGTGCAGCAGCAATATTACTTTGCATCAAAGCATTTAAATCTTCTGGCAATTCCATACCATAAACAATACCCGCTAAATCATTAACGTCAGTTGTTCGATTTACCAATACACGAAGCATATTGTTATACGTGGTATGGTATGTAATCATAGACTGAGCCGCAACATAAATTGCTACAATGTCAGATTTATTATATGTGGTGCATTCTTTTCCATCAGCATGATACGGATATTCCTCTACACCAGCCATCACAGAATAAAACATATTAGTGATATTATTCTGATCATAACTGTCCAAAGAAAAGTGTTCAGTAGTATCACCACTGTTAGATGTAGGCACATCAACGCCAGCTTCGATTGAACCATTGCAATAATTGCGAAGTTCATTCAATTTAGCTGTCCGCAATAAATTCATCATTTCGTCTGTCACAGGATTATCTTCGCTAATAGGAAAGACAGTCAGATAATCAGCAACAGTAATCTTGCAGTTCGTCAGTAATTCATTAACCTGTTCTTTGCACCACAATGCAGGATAGTATTTCTGAACCATTTCTAAAGCTGTCATATTCCATCCTCCCTTAAATAAGATTTGCCATTACTCGCATATAATCAAGTTCAGCAGTACGCTCTACTTCACTATCTAATTCAAAAACCGCAACTTGTTCACAATCCTGATAATCGGTTGAATTAGTAATGGCGTATACAATGCCACCAGCTACAATAGCGTCTGCTTCACCTTTGGGACATTCAATATTCGTATTAGTTTCGGTAACTTTCCGAATAAAAACCACTTTCTGAAATACCCCAATCAGTTTGTCACCAGACATTAATTTATACATTCTTCATCCTCCTTATCATAAAAAGTCTCACGAATTTCCCTTAATAAGTCAAACGCTTCAGCACTTTTGCTTCTATTTTTCATACGATAATCCCAGCGATCAACCAAAGGAATAAAACCATTCATATAACGTTCATAACGTGTACGATCCAATTCTTCCATTTTGGCCTCATACTCTTTGGGAGATGTAAAATAGAACCACCCAATCTCATAATTCCATCTTGCATCTAAAGTACATTTGAACTTCTTATCCCATTCAGCCAATTCTTGTTCAAATAGACTGATAAAATACAAATCCATATCATGTACTGTTTTATAACTATCACACCTTGCAGCGTGTGACCGCCAAGATTGATAAGAAGTAAACACATCTTCTGCGCTCATCTTTCCCTCATCAACCCAACCACGAAAGATTTTTAATTTGCGCCGAATTGCTTTAATGCTATTACGGCTTAATTTAATGACAACCTTTCCAGTAGGCTCTAAGCGAACACGCATTTTAAGAAATTTAAAACTGTGATTTTTAAATGGAGTTATTTTGCACTTCTTTTCATTTAGTTCAATTCCCATTTCGTTAGAGAGTTCAACCAAAGTATCATGTAATCCTTTTAAAAACTCCAAAGAATCACTTATTACATATCCATCGTCCATATATCTCGCATATCCATGAACTCCAAGTTTGTCTTTGATGTAATGATCAATCGGGCTGGCATAATCTAAAGCAATATTCTGTGATACTTGACTACCTAATCCAACGCCACGAGGATTGTCCGGGTCATGTTCCACGCCACCCAATTCTAAGAAATCATCAATTAATTGACAACCAATTTCCTGTAATTTGGGATCAAGAATATGTTTCTTTAAACGTTCTTTCGCTTTGTCATGTGGTATCGAAGCGAAATATCCATGAAAATCAAATTGATAAATTCCACCTTCCAGACCATATAAACGATAATGATGATGCAAGAACTCAACAAGCCTTTTTAACGTCATGTCCATGCCCTTATCAGGCAAACTTGCACTATTATCATAAATGAAACTTCTGGAATAGGCTTCTGTCATGAGTTCATCACAATAACATTTTTGAACACTACGATCCTGAATAACCAAAGAATTAATATCTCGTTCTTTTCCGTGTTCAATAGTTTTGAAATGTTTGAACCCACCAGATTCATACTTGCCGTTGAGAACTCGATCTTGCAAAGATTCAGTCTGCGTCAAAAGCACTGACTTGAAATTGATAGTAGAGGTTTTCCAGTTCACTCCTTCGCAGCAGTTTTCACCAGCGTCCCACATATTATCAAAGTCAAACACATCCTCAAATGCCTTGCCGCAGACTGGTCTTGCTTTTTCTTCTCGTTCTCTTTTACGTCTTTCGTATCTTTTCTGTTTTCTTTCCTCACTTGTCATATTGCCAAAGAACAAATCCTTTCCGTATAGCCTTATCATTCACTGGCGAATACGTCTACGCATCACAACCGTATCCGTTGACAGCTTCCGATACTGATTTACTAAGCTACGTAACTATGCACCTATGAAATTTAAGGGAGCAACGTGCCACGGATCATCAGCCGAAGCCAATTACCGCAAGAAGGAAATGGGATGCTACCTCCTTCCGACACACCGCTCAAATCAGCAAAATGTCAATAAACCATGCAAGCA